TTCGCGCTCTTGAGTTGCTTCGACCTGGTCGGCAAGAAGAAATGAACTACAACAACGCGTCCTCTCGCTGCGGCCCAATCGGCTGCCCGCTCAGCTACTGCACTTGTCTCGTTCGTGCGCAGAACGACGACATCCTGCTGCTGTACGACAAGCACGAGACGCTGCGGTGGAAGCCCAACGGCGAGATCATCGTCACGGTTCCGCCGCCGTTCAAGCAATACGCACAGTGTGCTGTCTGGGACAGACGCGTCGGCAGCTACGTCGGTTTGCAGTTCGACCGCAAAAAGCGATCGATCACTGGCGGCACCGTGTTCACGCTGAGCAAAATCAAAGGCGCTAGGTTCGATACAACCAGCCGCCTGCTGATCGATGCCGCCGGAAGCATCATCGTGCTCGACCCGCCGGTGCGGAAAAAGATCGACTCCGCCAGGCGCAAGGCACTGATCGCGAAGATCACAGAGATCTTCAAGGTTGCGTATGTGGCGTCGAAGTTAACAGACAAGGAACACTGGGTCAGCAGTTGGGGTTTGCACAGTACCCTTGCCCACGCTTTCGAGATCAACGACATCAGCTCCATCGCGAACACGATGAAGTACGCCGAAAGGCGCTGGTGCTGGACCGAAGAACGCTTCGTTCAGCGCATCCCCGCAGTCGCTCGCCACCTCTATGAATCCGAGGGTGTTTTGGTCTAAGATCGTGTTTCGATCTAACTACGACACTCCAACATGCTCAAGTCCTGGAGTCACTCCATCCTCGCTGAGTGGGACAAGTGCAAGCACCGCGTCTGGCTCATGCGCGACCAGCGCATCCCTGAGCCGGTCCGTCCCCTGCCTCCCGGCAAGACGGAACACGCGAACGACCGTGGCACCCGCATCCACGCCAGCGCGGAGCTGTACGTCAAGGGCGAGAGCGACCTCCTTGCACCCGAGGCATCCAAGCATTTCGGTCCCGAGCTCGACCTGTTGCGCGTGCTCTACGCGGAGGGCCTGGTGTCTTGCGAAGGCGAGTGGGCTGTCGATCACGAGTGGGAGCCGACGGACTGGAAGACGGCCTGGCACCGCTGCAAGCTCGACGCCACCGTGTTCTGGGACGACACCTACGCCACGGTCATCGACTACAAGACCGGCCGCAAGTTCGGCAACGAGGTCAAGCACGGTGAACAGATGACGCTGTACGCGCTCAACGCCGTGCTGCGCTACCCGAAGCTCGAGGTGGTGGAGACGGAGCTCTGGTACTTCGACCAGAACGACACGACGAAGAAGGTCTTCACGCGCGACCAGGCGCTGCGCTTCAAGTCGAACTTTCACCGCCGCGGCATGCAGATCACCACGGCAACGGAGTTCCCGACCAACGCGAACGTGTTCAGCTGCCAGTACTGCGGCTACGGCCCGTGGGGCTCTGGACACTGTCAAGACGGAGTGCAGAGGAAGTGAAGACGCATCTCACTTGGGTGTGGACGAACCGCAAGCGCACGCTCACAGCCGTGTGTCGTGAATGCAGCTGCGGTAGCGACCGACACATGCCTGTGAACCCGAGACAAGCCAGCAAGACGCCGACGTGCAAAGCATGCCAGCGCGTGCTCGCCGCAGAAGTCACCGAGAGGCTTAGGACATGAAACTCTTCGTTGCCGGCAGCGTGATCGCGATCATCGGCTACCTCGTGCTGCTGCTCTGCATCACCGAGACCAGGCCGTCTCAGAAGATTGAAGCGCGCCGCACGGCGTCTCTTGCCTGCGTGCGTATCAACGGCGGGCACTGGGCTTGTCGGGAGCATGAATGAACGTCCGTTTGTGCATTGAGATGATCACCACGTGGGATGAGTTGAGTCCTTTGGCAGAGAAAAGGCACGAACGAATCCAGTTCTGGACTGCCGAGCTGAACAAGCATACACGCGAAGAGAAGATCACCGAGATCACACGCTGGCTGCTGCGCACAGATGTTCCGCCCGCTTCTCGCGAAGCACTACGCAAACACCTTCATGAAATCTCAAGCAATGGCGCACCAGAAGGTGAGCCTCAAGCACGACAAGACGACTGAGGTCGTCTATGACTGCAGCGACCCCGGCACCGGCAAAACGTTCGTGCGGGTCACGGCGTTCGCCGAGCGCCGGCGCAAAGGCGGTGGCTGCGCGCTAGTGGTAGCACCACGCTCGCTGCTCAAGAGCGCATGGGCCAACGACTTTAAGAAGTTCGCCCCGGACATGCGCGTGTCAATCGCCCGCGCTGACAACCGTGCTCACGCGTTCGCCGTCGATGCTGATGTCTACATCGTGAACACGGACGGAGTGAAGTGGGTCGCAGATCAGCGGCCGGCGTTCTTCAAGAAGTTCAGCGAGCTGATCGTCGACGAGATCACGGCATTCAAGCACCACACCAGCCAGCGCAGCAAGGCGCTCAGGAAGATCGCAAAGTACTTCAAGCACCGCTCCGGCCTCACCGGCACACCCAACGGACGCTCGATCACGGACGTCTGGCACCAGGTTGCCATTCTCGACGGCGGCCAGCGTCTCGGACCTAGCTTCTATGCGTTCCGCAACAGCGTCTGCGTGCCTGAGCAAGTCGGCCGACAGCAGCACATGATCGACTGGGTCGACAAGGAAGGCGCCGAGGAAGCCGTGTTCGGCTTGCTCAGTGACATCGTCGTGCGGCACAAGTTCGAGGACTGCGTCGACATCCCGCCGAACCACCACTATGTGGTCGACTTCGAGATGCCGCAGAAGATGCGGCGCGTCTACGAACAGATGGAGCGCGACCAGATTGCGCTGATCACTGACACCTCGCCGGCGGCGATGAAGCAGTACCTGAGCACTGGCAAGAAAGCCAGCGTGGTGCCGCTCACGGCACTCAACGCTGCGGTGCTGGCCGGCAAGCTGCTGCAGATCGCCTCAGGCGCTGTCTACGACAGCGACGGCAACTACCATGTCATCGACAGCAGCCGTTACGAGCTCGTGCTCGACATGGTCGAGCAGCGCAAGCACAGTCTCGTGTTCTTCCTCTGGCAGCACCAGCGTGACCTGATGGTCGCTGAGGCTGAGAGCCGCGGGCTGACGTATTGCGTGCTCGACGGAGCGACGAACGACAAGGAGCGGGACATGATGGTGCTGGCCTACCAGATGGGCCGCTACCGCGTCATGTTCGCGCACCCGAAGAGCGCGGCGCACGGTCTGACGTTGACCAAGGGCACGGCTACGATCTGGCCCTCGCCGACGGCGGACCTCGAGCTGTGGAAGCAAGGCAACAAGCGCCAGCACCGCATCGGCCAGACGGAGAAGACCGAGACGATCGTCGTGCTCGGCGACTGCCGGATCGACCAGCGCGTGTACTACGACATCTTGATGCGCAAAAACGAACGCATGACCACGCTCCTTGACTTGTTCGCAAGTCTTACGTCGCAGTTCGATCTCAAGGATGCTGCGTGAGACGACCGCCGAACAACAACGCGATCGCGTTCGCAGAGATCCTGCTCGCATTCAGCGAGGGCCCGTGCACGGTGAAGGAGCTACAAGAGCGCACCGGCCTGCGGATCAACACGGTGTACGAGTACATCCGAGCAGCGCACAAGCGCAAGGCTATTTATCGCAGCGGCTGGCACGAAGGGACGGGGCGCGGCAGCACACGCTACGCAGCGATGTATTCGCTCGGCGTGGGCCGCGACGTGCAGATGCCGAGACTAACAACCGCGCAGAACAACGAGAACCGAAACGCGCGCCGGAGGATGAAGAAGCTGATCAACCGAATCACAGGAGTGTCAAGCAATGAACTACCTCAGCGAGGACAGGAAGAAGGCGCACGAGAAACTGCAGACGCGTGCTGACTTCGCGCGCAAGAAGGCATGCCAGATGATGGACGACGGCTCGCGCGAGTACGACGAGATCCGCCGTCTCGTCGACGAGTACTGCCTGTGCCAGTACGCAGCCGACGCCGTGTCGAACCAGCTCGAGGATCACGAATGAGCGCAACACCACAAGAACTTCAAGCCGTCATGGACCAGTACCTCGGTGGCAGCGACGGCCGCTATCGACATCCGTTCAACAAGCGGTTCATCTACACCGAGGGCGTCAAGGCAATGGCTGAATCGGCAGGCGCGTACTGGCTGCTCGACATCGTTGCCACTGAAGCCGCACCTCTCGTCATGCGCGACTGGGAAGCGAGAAGCAACCCGACCGGAATGCTGACGATCGCCGTGGCTTCAAACAACACGGCAGTGCTCAGTCTTTCTTCGGCAGATGACGAGCCGGCGGCGTGGACGAGAACTATCGAGTACACGGACTTCCCTAAAGGCACGTGGACGTTCGAGCTCGCGATCGACGGGTTGATTGCACCGGTCGATGTCGTCGTCATGCTGTTGCTACAAGAACACTGAGTCGCATGGGCTGGTCCTCCGCCATCAAGAAGCCGGCGTCGCTCGTGATCGAGCGGCCGGTGTTCCCGACCGAGAAAGTCGACTGGTCGCGGCTCGTCACGCTGGACTTCGAGTCGTTCTATGACGAGACGTACACGCTCAAGAAGCTGACCACGTCGCAGTACGTGCGCGATCCGCGCTTCGAAGCCCTGATGGTGTACCTGCAGGTGGGCAACAAGCCCGCCAAGGTCGTGCCAGGCCCGAAGATCGCCACCGAGCTGCGCAAGATCCCGTGGGAGACGCACAGCTTGCTGTGCCACCACACGCAGTTCGACGGGCTCATCCTGAGCCACCACTACGGCATCAAGCCCAAGCGCTTGTACTGCACGTTGTCGATGGCACGCGGGCTGTTCAGCAACTCCATCGGCGCGGGCCTGGACGAAGTGGCTCGCTTCCTGGGTGGCCGCGGCAAAGCAGCCAGCGGCACCGAGGACTTCAAAGGCATGCACTGGGCCGAGCTCGCCAAGGACAAGGCGAAGCTCGAGCGCGCGATGCTGTACTGCATGCAGGACGGCGAGGAGACCCGGCGCATCTTCGAGCAGATGCTCCCGATGATGCCGGCCGACGAGCTCGAGCTCATCCACATCATCTGCCGGATGTACACGCAACCAGCGCTCAAGCTCGACGAAGCCCGCTGCCGGGCAGAGCTCGAGCGCGAGCTGGAACGCAAGCGCACCCTGCTGCTCTCGTTCGCCGACCTGGCCGCAGACATCAAGCTGACCAGCGAGGACCGCAAGAAGCTCGGGCCCACGGCGACCGAGGAACAGCTGACGATCCGTCGCGTCAAGAAGCTGATCGGCTCTGACCGCTACGCCGAGCTGCTGCGCGCCGAGGGCATCGAGCCGCCGATGAAGATCAGCCCGGCGTGGATCAAGAAGCCCAAGGATCAGCGTGACGACGCGAAGAAGTACACCTACGCGTTCAGCAAGACGGACCTGGACTTCACCGAGCTGCTCGAGAACTCGAACGACCGCGTGCGCGACCTGGTCGAAGCGCGCCTCATGGTGAAGTCAAGCGGGACAGAGACCCGCGCGGCGACGTTCCTCAAGCTCGGTGCAAACGGACTGCCCCTGCCGGTGTACTACAAATACGCCGGCGCGCACACCAAGCGGCTCGGAGGCGGTGACGGGACGAACTTCCAGAACCTGCGCCGCGGCAGCGAGCTGCGCAAGACGATCAAAGCCCCGCCGGGCTATGTCCTGGCCGTGTGCGACTCGAGCCAGATCGAAGCACGCATGAATGCGTGGCTGTGGGACCAGCTCGACCTGCTGCAGGAGTTCCGCGACGCGGACAATCACACGGACCGCGACCCGTACTGCAAGCAGAGCGACAAGATCTACGGCCGGCGTATCGAGAAGAGCGACAAGGACGAGCGCTTCGTCGGCAAGGTCGCCGTGCTCATGCTCGGCTACCAGGCGGCCTGGAAGAAGTTCCAGAACACGCTCGCGCTCGGCACGATGGGCCCGCCGGTGTTCCTCGACGAGAACACGTGCCGCATGGCGGTGCAGGCATACCGCCGCAAGAACAGCAAGATCCAGATCGGCTGGAAGATCTGCGAGCGGATCATCTCCGACATGGCTGTCGGTCGCGCCGGCAGCTGGAAGTGCTTGAGCTGGGACAAGGAGACCGTCTATCTGCCTGACGGCATGACGCTGCACTACCCGCACCTGCGTCAGATCCCTGATGAAGAGTTCGAACATGCGTGGGTCTATGACTCACGCGACGGCGTTACGAAGCTGTACGGCGGCAAGCTGTGCGAGAACATCGTCCAGGCGCTGGCCAAGATCGTCGTGATGGGCCAGCTGCTCGCGATCGACAAGGTGTACCAGGTTGTCATGACCACGCACGACGAGGTCGTGTCATTGGCGAAGAAGGCCGTTGGTCAGAAGGCCGTCGACTTCATGGTCAAGGTGATGCGCACGCCACCGGCCTGGTGTGCAGATATTCCACTGAACGCTGAGGGTGGCTATGCCGTCGAGTACAGCAAGTAACCCGGGACCCTTTGGCAGTGCATGGAAGTGGTCAAGCCGCGGTGGTTTTTGGTGGGCAGTAGCGGAGCATGAGTTCTTTTGGGTCTGTGCTATTCAGGCCTATGGAACTCTTCAGATTCATCCAGCTAAGAGCAGGATCAAGGCCCTCCGCTGGATCATCCAAGAACACCGCAAGCAACAAGCTAAGGCAGTCAAAGCGAGGCTGACATGCTGAGCGACAAAGAAATCCTCGACTACCTCGAGGCCGAGGCAGCTAAGGACAAGTGGCCGTTCCCGTCTCTTCCCTTCGATCTGGAAGTGCGCGGCATATGCATCACGTACCGACGCGGCGACTCCCTGCGGGCCCTCTGGTCCGCCGCGATCGAGGCCCATGCGACAGAGGTCGCCAAGCAACGGTTGAACGAGTAAATCGTTCGTTTTTCCGTTGCACTTCGTTCTAACTTCGTAGTACGATCTAACTTCGATATGGCAAGACAAGCAATCAAAGACGCCGCCATCGCGCACGCCACCAAGCTGCGACTGGTCGGCACGATCGGCGGCATGGTCGACGAGCTCCACGAACTACGTGAGCGCAAGCGAGCGCTCGAGGCCCAGGTCTCCGAGATCGAGACCAAGTACTCCGAGATCGAGCAGCAGCTGCTCGCCAAGCTCGAGGCCGAAAACTCGGACAAAGGCTCTGGCAAGAAAGCCAGCGTCTCGGTCACGAGCACGATCGTCGCCACCGTCACCGACTGGGACGCGCTGTACGCGTACATCCAGAAGCACAAGTACTGGCACCTCCTCCAACGCCGGCCCAGCGATCCGGCGTTCCGTGAACTCTGGGAGCAAGGCAAGAAGGTGCCTGGCGCCGAGAGCTTCTCTCGCAAGAAGCTGAACCTCCGTTCGAACTGAAAGGAAAGACATGGCCACTGCCGCCAAGAAGACCGCTACCAGCACCGCCGTCGCGACGCGCAAGTCCGGCGCGATCGTGAGCATCCAGGAACAGCTGCGCAAGCAGGTCGAAGAAATGAACAGCCGGGTTGCGCCGGCGACGGGCATCAACATCCAGGTGCTCAACACCAAGGAGCTGAAGCTGCCGGACGGCAACAAGACTCAGCAGCTCGAGGCTGTGATCGTCGACTTCGTCTCGGCGAACTTCTTCTACGAAGGCACGTTCGATCCGAAGAACATCACGCCGCCGGCGTGCTTCGCGCTCGGCACCAACCCGCAGTCGCTCGTGCCCAGCGACAACAGCCCGGTCAAGCAGTCCACCGACTGCAAGAGCTGCCCGATGAACGAGTTCGGCTCGAACGGCGCCGGCAAGGCGTGCAAGAACACGCGCGTGCTCGCTGTGCTGCCGGCCGATGCGACCGACGACACGCCGATCTGGCTGCTCAAGGTCTCGCCCACCGGCATCAAGAACTACGACGCCTACGTGCGCTCGCTGGCCAGCTCGCTGCAAGTGCCGCCGGTCGGCGTGGTCACCACGGTCACGTTCGACGACAACGCCGACTACGCGACGCTGCGCTTCGGCAACCCGCAGCCGAACGAGAACCTCGAGCAGCACCTTAGCCGGCAGGACGAGGCGCGCAAGCTGCTGATGGCCGAGCCCGACGTGAGCGGCTTCACCGCGGCGCCGAAGGCGAAAGCGCAAACGCGCACGGCCCGCCGCTAAATCTGCACACCCCGAACTCGGTGCTTTTCCCCCTTTGGGGGGATTCGGACGACGCAGAAAGTACTGAAACTACTCCTTCACCACCTGTAATTTTTGCTGCACATCGAACCTCTATGTCAGTTCGTAAGTTCTACACGGACCAAGCGCTCGAGTCGTTCACGGGGCTTTCCCGCGTGCTCCACGAGCTGACAGAAGAGGAGATCTTGACCTGCCTCAAGCTCGAGGCTGCAACCCGTCGGCGATCTTCGATCGTCGATCGACTCATCTCCCGGGCCGTTCGACTCCGGGAGCTTTCCTACGGCCGCCAACTCAAGGAGAAATACCGTGGCCCGACCCAAGAAAACCCTGACCCCCGAGGAACTGAAGGTCCAGCGCGAGAACCTGCGCGCGGTCCTGAAGAAGATCACGGCTGATCGCAAGGAAGCCGAGACTGCGAACGCGAAAGCGGTCAAGGAGCTCGACACCGCGAAGAAGGCCGCCGATAAGGCGGTCGCCGCTGCGCAGAAGGCCGCGGACAAGACCATGAAGGACGCAATGAAGGCGTTCGAAGCTCAGGCCAAGCACGCGCGCAAGCGCATCGAAGCCGCCGACAAGGGCATCGAGAAGCTCACCGGCCAGCTGGCCGCTCTGCAACCGGCCGCTCCCAGCGACAACAGCACCGTCGCCGCCTGAGCCTCAGCTTCGTCGGTCTCCGCCCAGGACCGGCGGAGCTCAACGACAACACACCCGTTTGGGAGAAGACGTGAAACACGTCATGATTGACTTGGAGACGCTGGGTACCACTGCCGACGCGGTGATCCTCAGCATTGGAGCCGTTCGGTTCGACCTCGACACACACGAGGTCGACGACGCTGGGTTCTACGCTTCGATCAGCATCGAGAGCAACCTGGCGGCTGGACGGAAGATCGAGGAGGGCACGCTGTTGTGGTGGCTCAAGCAGTCGCATGAGGCGCAGCGTGTGTTTCACGAGCCGAAGGACACGCTGGAGTCCGCGCTGGTCGATTTCGTGGAGTGGTTCGAAGGCAGTGACGTGCCCTACGAGGACACGCACGTCTGGAGCAACGGCGCCAGCTTCGACATCCCGATGATCAATCACGCTCTCAAGCAAGCCGGGCTCGAGTCTCCCTGGCCGTTCCACAACGAGCGCTGCATGCGCACGATGAAGAATCTGCCGTGGGCAGCGCAGGTGAACATCCCGCGCGTCGGCGTGCAGCACAACGCTCTGGCGGATGCGCTCCACCAAGTCAAGGTGCTGCAGGCGATCTGGAACATCGGCGGGCTCGTGAAGGCCAAGGAGGTGGCGTGAAAGCAACACCGAAACCGGCCGGGGCGCTGGCGATCCAGGAGGGCGGCGCGCACTACAAGGACATGACGATTCAGCCGGTGGAGTACATCCACGCCAACGGCGTGGGGTACTTCGAGGGCAACGTCATCAAGTACGTGAGCCGCTGGCGCTCGAAGGGCGGCATCGAGGACCTGAAGAAGGCCAGGCACTACCTGGACCTGCTGCTGGAGCTCGAGGCCGGAGTTATGAAGTGAGCCAGAAGGCAGAGAACGCGTTTATTCAGTCGGTGCACCGGCATCTTCCGCCGGAGAGCGAGCTGCACCGCGAGAAGATGGCCAACCCGTACCGCTCTGGCACAGCGGACGTCTGGTACAGCGGGCGACGCGATCTCTGGATCGAATACAAGTACATCGAGGTGCCTAAGCGCGCAAGCACTGAGGTTTGCATCGCCCTCAGCCCGCTGCAGCGTGAATGGCTGGCACGACGTTACTCAGAGGGACGTAGCGTGTGGGTCGTAGTCGGCGCCCGCCCCGGTGGAGTCATCTTCCGGGACGTCGAATGGGAGCACCCCATTCGAGCCGACGCGTTCGTATGTCGCATGCTAGATCGAAAGTCGATCGCGCGTGAGATTGCTCTTACACTAGCGCACCCATGAACTTTCAACCCCTGTTCACAACGGCTCGTGTCATGAACGCGCTCTATCGGATCGCGACCACCGCGTTGTTGCTGGTGTACATCACCAGGCGAGGTACTCATGGACGAGAAGTACATGGAGATGGCCGCCGAGCTGGAGCGCGCCACGATCGTCGCTGGGATTGAGAAAGCAAGAAAGCAGCAGCTGCGGCCCGACGGGTTCGACGGCTTCTGCGATTGTGGGGAGCAAGTGCCACCGGGGCGCGTCAACCTCGGTTTTTTCAACTGCCTCGCATGCCAACAAAAACACGAGGGCAGGCAGAGGTTCTACAGGGACAAGTGATGCCACGCATTGGAGAACAAGGGCTATTCGAAGCCCTGGAGCACGAGCTACGGAAAGCTGGGCGGCCTCTCAACTGCCACGAGCTGTTCGAGATCCCAGCAGTACGAGAGCATGCGGCCTCCGTCAATCGTGTGTCGGACTACCTGGGCAACCTGTGGCGCAAAGGACTTGTCGTACGTCTGCCCGCTCCGAAGGCGGATGGACGCGCTCGCTGGATGTATGAGTGGAAGCGCAAGGGCAAGACAACTGCCGAAGGCATCCCGTACATCGGCCCAGCGAACCTGATCTACGACAAGCCGAAGATGACGATCACGGAAGAAGGCGGCGTCGTAGTGATCGACTTGCCGCAGCTGACGATCACGATTCGAGGGAAGTAAGCGCTTTTGAACACGCTCGACGAGCCGGGTTCTTTTCTTTGCAGTGACATCGAAGCTCGAACCACGATCTAATGAGCAGGGTTGCGAACAAGGATGCTTCTAAGTACATCAGGCGGCTTGAGCCTTTCCAAGGGTCGAACTTTGTTGGGTGCCGTGTCGGCGAGATGTACGTGGCGTATTCGTATGGCAGTCACTTTCCTGTGTGCATTTACACCGACGGTGTGTGGCTCGAGAACTCCGACAAGTACAGCAGATCGACTTCACGGCACCAGTCCTACGCACGCCAGGCTTACGACAACGCAACACTGATGACAACGAACGAGCTCTATCACGTGATCGCCTGGGGCGGTCTCGTCAAAAGCATCGCGCAAAGGCTCGCCGCATGAGCTGGACTTCTGAACAACAAGCTGCAGCGCAGGCCGAGGGCTGGGCGCTGCACTACACGATCGATAACGGCGCGTCCAAGCCGTACCTGCGCGTCTACGGTCTTCGGTCGAGCAATCACGAAGCCGCGCGCTTCGTTCACAACAACGCATCGCGTGGGTCGAAGCTTCATATCGAAGCTCTTCGTGCGATCTTGCAGAGTCAAGCAACGAGGAAGAAATGATGATTCAGACCAAACTCATCACCGTCACGCCGGACCTCGCAGCCAAGTGGCTCGAGGCCAACACCGACAACCGACCGATTCGACAGAAGCACGTCGAATACTTCGTCGGGGCGATCGACCGTGGCGAGTGGATCACCACGCACCAGGGCATCGCGTTCG